CAAATGTGCCGCAGCCTGAGCATTGGCTGAACAACTCATGAAGCGTTAGCTCTGGCGATTTGCTGAGTAGGTGCAGCTTTCGGCCGTCACCTAGCATTACTGCACAAACATGACAATCAAATATGAGTTGCTGCATAGTTGCTCCTTAGTAGATCCTCAATTGGATTTAAGTTATCTTGACCAATCCACCAGCTGTCTTGCTGGCTATTCTTAAAATGCTTTTGCATGGCCATTTTGATTGGTAGCCAACCAACAATGTGATAATCAGGCGATCTGCCTACCACTAACACTGCCACATCATCTACTCGATCATTGGGATAAATGATTAGAGATCCGTTGATATAGCTTGTCCACTTGACTTCTAGGCCTTTGCCTACGTCGGCATTGCGTTTGCCATTAGATACGTTTATGTCAAAGTCAAGGCCAAAGTACCTCGCTACAACCATTTCAGCGCCCAAAGATTCTGCATACTCTGTAACGCGTTCATGATTATTTAGCTTTGTGTTGTATCGCTGGACTGTGCTCAAATCGTCAAGAGAAAACACGACTTGCGCAGCTCTGTTATGTATTGCCCATTCGTCCGCAGCTGTAATCCTCATGCGGATCATAGGTTTAGCCTATTTTCGCATCGATTGCAGATCCATTGGACTAGGCCGTCATCTCTTAGGTACTCATTGCAGAGCACGTCATCATCACATAGATCGCAATTGGTATAGCCCCACGATCCTGCTTGCAGATTATAGATATGAGTCATTTTTGGCATTCCAAGCAAATCCACAAAATGCCGCCCTCTTCACGTCCGCCTAATTTGGCTGCAAAGTGTTGGCCTCGATCGCACCATTCAATTGCTGGTGGATTGACTACGTCTCGTAGCTCTGTGCCGTCTCTGTCAATACTCAGCCGTTGCCCTGTCTGTAGATGAATCATCTCAAAGTCGCCCATGACTATACCTGCGGCTTCCACTGGCCGTCAGAGGCAAGCACAAACCACCTTGGCGGACATTGCTTTGGCTTGCTCTTTTCGACGCACATATAACCGCCCCAAGCCTTTCCGCCCTTGTCGCCTGTACGCCAGACCATGTGACCATGTGCGCAGATTGGCGCAGCTGAGGCCTGCACTTCTCCCAGTGTGGCTTTGATTTCTTCTACAGCTGTTTTTGCGGTTGTAAAGCCCTCTTCCCAAATTGGCTTTGACCAAGGATCCTCTTCCACAAATGCTTTCGGCATGTGCTCGACTTGCTGCATTGACTCAAGGCTGGGCTTAGTCTCTGTGCCTAAAACCACGCTGCAACAACGCCCAATCGCAGAGCTGACTGTGTCCTCGACGTACCACCGTTTCATCTGGACGTTGTAAGCCCCAACCATGCCATGTGCGTAATCAATGGCCGCAGGCTTCTCATCTTCATAACGCCGATAAATACGGCACTCAATAAGAATGAAGCCCTTTTCGGCATTCCAGTCAATAATTGAGGTTTCAATCCGGTTGGTCGGATAAGTTGCGTGAAGCCTGATTACCTTCTGATTAACCGTCTCATAATTGTCTAAGAAACTCATGATCGGTTTGCCCACTTGCTAGCTGAAATCTTGCCCCGTACAAAGCCAACGCGGTTGCCTTCTTTTAGGCCAATCGTGTAGCCGACTGTAAAGCCAAGTAAAACGCCAATCATGATCCACATAAATACTTCTGCCATGCTGTACATATTTGCTCCCGTTCAGAGAGCTACTGTGTTTCGCTCCCTGCCATAACTGAGAAGCAAAGCTGTGACAAGGTCAAGGATTAGGCGTGATTTTGGGCGTGTCGGTAGCCGCTTTATCCTTTAGACCGTTAGACGCAAGCACACCGCCCAGTGATCCTGTTAAGAAAATGGCCAAGGTTTTAAGTAAGTCTATGAAAGCTGCGTCATTGGGAGCTTGAGCTGCAACCGGCTGAGTCACAAAAATCAGGGCGTAGGTAATGCCTAGAGTGACAATTAAGAAAACAATTGAAAGAGTCATGCCAATAAACAAGATAAGCCTTGCCTTGATTTCTTCTGGTGTTAGCCGTTTTGAATACCTAGGTCGATTTTGGCTGTGGTCTAACAATGTCTCCAAGTAAGTCCTCTGTGCAGACGCCTTGCGCCTCGCACCTTGGCCGTTGGCATTCATCTTTTTCCCAATTCTCAAATTCTTGGCATGGATAACGCGTATAACCTTGATAACTACAGGCCGACAACGCTAGGGAAAGGCCAACCGCTAGCGCCGCCGCTTGCAGTTTTCTGGTCACTTGCGACCATAAACCTGATCATTAGGATTTAACCAGCGCATAAGCACAGGCACAACAGCTGCCATTCCAGCTGAAAGGATTGCCTTTGGATCTGTCACACCGGCCATATAAACTGCAAGGCCTGCCGCAATGAATGAGCGGGCATAACTGGCAAGCATTGGTTTCAATTCGTTCATTTTTTCTTCTCCTTGTTAGCCGCCTTTGGCAGCTGTACAGTAGGAAATTCTCCGGCATATTCTGAGAATTTTGGCCTAGCAAAACCAACTATTTCTTTGCCTAAAAATCGCTCTTTAATCATGACCATGCCGCCGTTGCGCTGATCTCCAGTTCCAGAGGTATTGCCCTCGATACAGAGAACGCTCTTGAGGCCAACCTTGACAACAATGCCAATGTGGCTGATTCGATCTACATTGTCGTGCGGAAAGTCCATGAAGCAAAGGTCGCCTAACTTTGGCACTTCTTTCCAGCGTCCAAGATCCTTCATTTTCTGTGCTCCGGCAGCTGTGCTGACCATGCTTGGAATCTTGACACCAGCCTCATTCGCGCACCAGTTCACAAAACTGCCGCACCATGGCAAGCCGTCCGCCTTTGTAAATTTGCCGTACTTTGTAAGGTTTTCGCCTTTTTCGACCGTACCAACTTCAGCGAGCGCAACCTCAATAAAAGCTGCGGCTGTCGCATTAGGATAAATCAAGTTCGTGCTCGGCATTTGCACATTCCCAACGTTTTAAATTGTTAAGTAATAATTCTTCATGACCGCAATCAAGCATTGGAGCTATAAACGCGTCATCAATTGGATCGTAGGTATAGCCAACGCCTGCATAGTTATAGCGAATGTTTCCGTTGTATGAGGTACGCAGACAAGTTTGTCCTCTAAAATTGGAATACCAAGTTTCAGGGTCTAAACCTTCAATAAGTTCTGTTTCATCAATGCCAACAATAACTTCTGTGACAATGTTAGATTCATTTAAAAATGCGTAGTGTGCCATTATGCCCAGCTCACATTCCCTGTACCGGCAGTAATTGTTGTGACTTTATTGCCGCTTACGGTTGAAGTTGATCCAGTTAAACCAGCGCCAATTGTGATTGTTTTAGATGTTGAGTAACGCAAGATAACAATTCCAGAGCCACCATTGCCGCCGTCTGCACCGCCTGCGCCACCGCCGCCGCCACCGCCGCCAGTGTTGACAGTTGCGTCTCCACCATTGACCGTAGTATTAGTTCCGCCTGCGCCACCGCCGCCAGTACCAGCTGTTCCAGTAGTGCCTGACCCCCAACGCCCACCAGCGCCACCGCCGCCGCGAGTAACAGCAGAACCAGTTACTGAGCTGCTGACACCATTGCCACCATTGCCAGAAGCTCCAGTGTTTTCAGCGCCTGTTCCCGCTGTACCAACAGCATTTGCACCGCCACCACCACCACCGTTACCAGCTACACCGCTAGATGAAGCATTACCGCCCGCATATCCTTGATTTGTAGTTCCGGCAGCACCAGATCCCGCGCTGGTTGCTCCACCGCCACCACCACCAGATCCACCAGTTTCTGCTGCGCCAACACCACCAGCTAATAATCGCGCACCACCGCCACCGCCAGCGGTTGATGTAATCGTAGAAAAAACAGAATTGACGCCGTTGCCGCCAACAACAGCTGTGACGCCTTTAGCGCCGCCAGCGCCAACAGTGACAGTGTATGAATTTCCAGAAACAAGAGTGAGAGATGATTCAGCACTACCACCGCCACCAGATGATTCGCCGGATATAGATGATCTATAGCCACCTGCACCAGCACCGCCGCCATGGTTAGCACCACCGCCACCGCCGCCAGCAATAACTAAATAATCAACTGTAAATGTGCGTGGATAATTTTGAGAGGCAACTATTCCTAAAATTGGAGACATTAGCTCAGATCGCCCACTACTGTAAATACGTTGCTAGCTGTGCAGATAATTGTGCAGGCTGAGTAACGCGCTCTAAGAATTGGCGCAGCTGCGCTTGCGCCTGTTGAAGTAATTGTTACGCCAGCCCCAGCTACAAATGAAGTTAAACCAACACCAATTGATTGCACATTGATTTGATTTCCGGCTGTAAATACTGAAGGCGGAATTGTTACCGTTACAGCAGAAGCGTTTGAGGTTGTAACAAGTTTGCTTACGTCGGCAGCAACGAGTGTGTAAGTTGTGCCAGTTTGTGCGTTAAATGACAAAGTTGTGTCGTCCTGCTCAATCCACGCAAAATCCATATTTGTGTTTGAAGCTTTTGACAACACTTGGCCTGTTGTGCCGCCCAGTAAATCTTGCATTGATGTATCTACGCCCTGACCAAACACATTAAAATCTGCTGGCAGATCTGTGACCAAGTCAGTTGAAGTCGGCATGACCCAGCCGAAATAAGTTGTTGGATTAGCCATTCATTTTCCCTTTCAATTTATGACACGATTGTCGCATATTGCCATTCAAGAATTGGCGACACGCTTGCCCATGTTTCGGTAATTGGCACGTCATTCCAGCGCATAGCCTGCAATGAATATGCCAAAGGTGACATGAGCAAGGTTACTGATAGTTCGTTGTAGCTGGCGCG